TACCAGCGGCAGTGATGGTGCTGGGAGCCTCATACTGGTCCTGAGAAGCAAGTTCCACACCGTCCTTGGCCACAACGACCAGCTTGTTCTCGAAAGCACCGCCGGCCTCACCCTCGACAACGACCACCAGAGCGGCCTTCTTCACGAGGTAGTCCTTCGGGATGTCGATCTCACCGATGGTGTTACCGGCAGCTACGGAAGCGAGAGTAGCTGCAGTAGACAGGATGTAGGTCTTCAGGTAACCAGTGTTAGCGGTTGCCTTCTCAAACAGATGAACACTGTTCTCACTGATCTTGATGTCAGTGTAAGTTTTTGCGACGTTCGCAATCTTCTTCAGGATGATACCCAAAGCTTTCAGACTTAATTTAGCCATAAAATTAAAATGTTAAATTGTTAATAAATAAAGTGAATTATACTGGCTGCATTTCTGCAGATTCAGTCTTTTCAAGGCCACTCACCGAGCGGGCCGTTAACATTGGGGATAGGGAACGCAGGGCACCATTCCGTGATATCGCCTGTCACCGCATCGATGAACACTGGGTCGCCGATTCCTCCGATTACCCACTGGGCGTTGCAGTTCCTGGGACCGACAGGCATTCTCAGAACCATTCCCGTAGACTTGGGTATCACGCCGTTCCACTCCTTCAAACGTTTCAGCACGTCCATAGGCCACAGCTTGATTTCGCAGTTATCCAGTTCGTCATCCTCAATCCACACGTCAATGATAGGATGCGGAATAATAGTACCTTTCGCCACGTTGGAACTGATATACTGGACGTGAGGACCCTCGTCGTTCCAGTAGAAGAACACATCGGTAATGTCAGTGATGTGCAGGTCGTCGATCGTCTCTGCCGTGATGGTGTCGTTGAACAACACCTGCAGGTTACGCCACTCATAGCTCTTACCGCCAATCAGGTTGAACATCGACTGGCGATGCAGTGCGACGATGTGGTCGACACCGTCGTTGAAGTCCATGGCCACGCCGTCATAGTCGGCCTGTACCAGCGCTTTCTCCGTGCCCTGCTTGCTGTTCTCGGACTGGCAGGAACTACAGCCCGTCGCCATCAGTCCGACAACCGCCAGCATCAGGCAAAAAATCAATTTCTTCATCTTTGTAAATTTTAGTTATTAAAACTGCGTCTTCCGACGTATCTATTTCACGTTGATTGTCCCGCTGACATACGAGCCGATGGATATCACCGCCGTCACGTGGCTGGCACCTACGTATCTGTCGTTATCCTCTCCTGCGAGGATGACGGACGGGCCTACGCTTGACTTCTCGACCTTGTTGCCGCCGTCGAAGAGAATCTGCCAGTTCATGCGGTCATCCTGCTCGATGTTCTCACCGACTGCATTCAGGATGATGCCGTCCACGCTGAACGATGCAGCCACCGAATCGACTCTCTTCGGGAAGAAAATACCCTCGATATCCTCCTCGATCTCGTCCATCACCTCCTGACAGTAGTCGTCGATGATATCAGGAACCTCCTCGTCGAGAATCTTCTTGACCTCCTCCTCGTCTACGGACGACTCAGAACCACTGCCGCCGCCACCGTTCTTATACTTCTCATACAACTGGAGGAACGTACTCTTTCCGTCTGCCTGGAACTGGACGTCGTACTCTCCGTCATTGTTCGTGGAAACGCAAATCACCGTTCCCATCTTCTCTACAGGATTCTTGCCGACCCAGCCTTTCAGCGAGTCGTACTTCCGCTTCAGGGAATCCATGTTGCCGTTCTTGTTGTTTGTACTCATAATCTTATCACTTTAAAATGAAACTTCAGCTGCTGCTATGATGTCCGCGTCACCCTTCGCAAGAATCGTGAACGTGGTCGAAAGGCCGTCGCCCAAGTCATTCTCCTCCGAGTTGAACGATATGATAATCTGTCCGTCGAAGTTCTTCGCCTTCGTCTTCAGCGCCCATGCCGCATCGTTGGCCGCGTCACCTGAGTCACGCCTTATCTCCCACGACGTCACGGTGTTCGTGATATCCTCCATACCGCCCTTTATGACCTTACACGTCAGGACGGTGGACTCTCCCCACGCAATCACGAAGCCCATCGACGACTCTATCTCGAGCTTCGTCATCAGGCGTTCGAACACGTCGATGGTGCCGAATATGTAGGCATTTCCGAAAATCTGTCCCACGCCGTGGAACACCTTCGTATACTGGTTGCCGCTCTGGTCAATGGCAGGCAGGGCGAACCCCTCGAGGTTACCACGCACCTCTATGTAGTTGCTCGGCTGGAACTCCCACGTGTTGACGTCAGCAAGCCATACGGTATAGTCGGTAGTCGAGTACTTGAAGGCCTGACGTGTGGCGTCGTTCGGGTTGCCTCGCTGTACGAAGTGCATCCCTGCAAACGGATGTATGCCGTTGCCACCCTCTTCGTCGGTCCTCAGCCTGTACGTGAATATCGAGTTATCGGCCTCAGTTACGTCGACGATCTGGAAATAGACGGTCTTGAATCCTGCGAACGTGAACTTACCCTTTCGGTCATCCGTGTCCTCTTCGGAGTTACCGCCGTTATGGTCGTGCCATATACCCATGCAGAAATCAAATTCTGCAACGGCACCTATCTCGCCTTCCTCGAGCTTCAGTTTACACCAGCCCTCGGTCTCTGATGTCTGATGCACCTCCTCGATGATACCGCCACCCTTGGACTGCATCTTTACACCCACCTCGACGTTTGCCCTGTTGAACCTCAGTTCAGGAACCTCGAGCCACGTCCTGAGAGACAGCGACTCCAGTTCCGCACGGCCCTGACCGTCGATGCTGCCGCCCTTTCCCACAAGACCAGGAACGAACGTATCACCGAACTGCGCTCCCTTCTCCTCGATGGACTTCTCCTTGAACGTTATCTGCTTCTCGGCTGTGTCGGCCTTGTTGCGTCTGAGGAAATCCTTATCAGTACGGGCTGCAGAATAGGCGTTGTAGTCACTCGACGGCGTGGTGTCCGTGGTCGTTATCAGGTAGACGGTAGAACCGCCTCCACCCTGGCCACCTCCACCGCCTGAGCCACCGCCGCCATAGTACACGACGGAACCGGCATAGGCCACTCCGTTGACGGTTATCGACTCCAGCTTCTGCTCCATGGCCTTCGTTCTGGAGTAGGCGAGGGCTTCACCGATGATGTACTGGGGGGAATCGTAGGGGATATCCAATTTCAGTTCATAGCCGATAACCCGTGAGCTACGACCCGTCAAAAAGTAGGCGATGTTATTCAGGAAGACAGGCTGACCCAATGAGAATACGACGCTGTTATTCGACTTCATCCAATCGTAGTACCAATCGGAATACATATCGCAGGTGTACGTGTTCGGATCAACCTTCATTTCCTCGAGCTTCGCCCTTGCGGCAATCTCCAGCTCTGCCTCCGCATCGTCGATAAGGCCAGTACCGCCTATCTTCGTGGAGTCCCAGCCGTAGAGTACGAACGAGTCGCCCACCGACGGATGCAGTGCCTCGTCCGGCAGTTCCCGTCCATAGTCCTCGTTCACCACCACCTCATAGTACTTCTCCGCATCATCGTAGTGACACTCGAAGTCCATGCCGTTCATCACTCCCGACTGGAACAGGATGTGCAGCGTCTCACCTTCCAGTATGTAGTCGCTGGAGAAATTCAGACCCGACGAGTCCTTCAGGCGGTAGAACGTCTTCGTGGTGGTCGTACCGTCCTCATTCTCCACCGTTGCCTCATATTCAATCACCTCGGACACCACGCAGGCAGTCTTCGGGTATATCTGGTCATCGACATACACGCCCTCGATGGCCTCCGTCTCGTTCTGTACGTCGCTGTCCTGGATATATCCCAGCGGACAGGTCGTAACGGGCAGCATGAGCCTCTTCTGGACTATGCCGTCACGTGTGATATCCGCCGAGTCGTTCTTGCGGTAGTCCTTCGGCAAATTCCTCGTCGAGCCGAAAGCGATGATACGAGTGGCGTACTCATTACTTGACTCCGAGCTCTGCATCTTCTCGACGTTGATATCTATCGAGAACTGTACGTCCTGACCCGTCAGCAGACACTTGCCAAGGTATATCACGTTACCCTCTACCCACCACTCACACTCAAAAGCCGTAGCGATGGCGTTCAGGGCCGATATGATACCCATTTCGGAATACTGGACGTACTTGGCCACTCCGTCCTTCGACGTTGGGAAGTTCCTCAGCTCGAAGCGGAACTGCTGGCCGTTGTAGAGATACGAACGATCCTTCTCTCCCAGTGCGTTGACATTCCTTATGATAAGGCTCATGTGAACGTCGGCAGTCGCCGTCAGGTGGAAACTTACCTCGTTCGAAGTAGACTCAGGCAGGTACTTGCACTTCTTGTTCTCCCACTTCAGGTAGTAAGCCTCCAGCTCCAGCGTGTAGTCGAATCCGCTTGTCTCTGGGTTGTACTTCGGACGGTAGGGCTTCGTCAGCTCGAACCTTCCGAAATCGTTCTCGAGATAG